AAACCCCCGTCATACCACAATAAGAAGTGATTGTGGATATTGAATGTTATTTTTGAGAAAGTAAGGACACTTTATAAATTGTAAAAAGTCAGACCTTTCTAAAAATATTAATGAGTAAGTAATTTCTTTATTATGTCTTAGACACCATATTTTTGAGTATGATTGCCTTTGACCACTAATACTGCGTTACACTCACATTTTATATTTTATAGCTTCTGAAATCTTGTAAGCGGATAAAGTATAGTAGCTTACCGCACTCATGCGTTAAATGAACCCATTGTAAATGTCCCTTTAATGTTTCATTTTGTGATTGTCTTATATGTATCATTTCATGCAAGATATTGTCAATAATAATTATGTATGATGCCATACCGTCCTTGGCTGATTATCTTCGGTAACCTATTATTGATTTACGTTTTGTTCACCCCAGCTGCGGCGCACCGCAAAGAATAGATTATATCGTCTTTGTTGTAACCAATATTTTTGGAGCTCGTCGTAGAGAAGGTGGATTAGCCTATCGAAAAGTACGCTGAACCGAAAGGTCAGTAGTGGTGCCAGTTTACTGGATGAAACCCACTTGCTTTATATAAGTAGTATGCAGACCCTATCCGATTGTTACGTAGTTATCGTTTATTGGTTGCTAGTATTTAGAAATACCTCCTAATAGATATCCGAGGCCAGTATTACATTTCTCACAGAGAAGTGTTTGTAAAGGTACAGGTTGATGTTAGCAAAGGAACTATAATACTAGTAGATTATGATAAATTTTACGAAGTAACAGAAGATAGACGTGCTCGATAGCGTGATGCGCGACCTTTTCGAGGAGTTTATGGCTTCATACTCCCCACAGTCTTGCGACTCTAAAGTGACAAAGTCTTGCGACTCTAAAGTGACACAGTCTTGCGACTCTAAAGTGACCCCGTCTTACGACTCCATGGTGCAGTCTTATGACTACAAAGTGACCACCATCACATTCTCTGACAAAGAGATTGATAATGTTATAAAACACATTCAGGATTACGACACACGGACATACCAAGAAGTGAAAGGAAATATCCCTGATTTTGTTTTGGACAATATCGTCGAAGAAGTCAAAGAGAGTAATGGTCCAGGTTATGACCACCACGCCATCGATGCGGCAGTAGAATCATCTTCTTGGTTCGGACAAGAACTAAGAAGAACTGCTATCGAAGATGGAATACTCGTAGACAACCCCAGAGAATGCACCATTACAGTCCAGACCAGAGAGATCACCACACCTGGTGTTCACTTTGATTGGGACTGGAGTGAGGCATTCGGCACCCACGATGAAATTTATTTCAACTGGGCGCGAGAAGACAGTACCTCTGATCTTTACCAGGACACTTGCAATGCAGTAATGCATAGCAGGTTATCTGGTGATGATACGAGGGACTGGGAGTACATCCCATGCATGACACTTCCAACTTGGAAGAAATTCATGGCAGTGCACGGAGAAGAAGTGAAGCGGAAAGAGATAGAGTATCCTTCAGATTTCTCTTTCTATTTCCCCGTTTCACCCTGTCCACCACCGAGCGAAGCCGACCTGCTTCGTGAAGAAACCGCTTGGATGCGCTCGGACATGAAGATCATGCAGAAACGGATCAACGACTTGGAAAAGATCAACTGCATATTGAAGAAAAGAATTGATAGTTTCAAAACCCAAGCTGTCAAAATTCTTTCTGAAAATGCAGACAGAAACCAAGCCCTGATCAGTATGAAGAGGAGAGCCCGTCAGGCGACCCGGGCCAGTGCCCGCGACGCGAAGTATGCCGTAGGGCATGCTGGAGAAGAAACAACGCAACCACCCACTGCGATTACCCCAAGTTTTGTGGAGAAGTATCTTCTCCCCAAGACTTGTGGTAATGTTTCGGAGGCAACGTCAAAGCTATCTAGCGCGATTGATGGGTTTGCAAGTACAGCTTTCGAAGGGATGAAGAGTGCTAGCGCCATCGCTATCATTATGTATCTCTATCGAGCTTGCAGATATGTCACTCGTGGTAAATGGTCAAAGCTTGCCGTCGAGACCGGTTTCATTCTCGCAGCCGCCCCCGTCCTTGGCTTCAACACTGCTCTCGTCCTTGCCGATCTAAAGGATCTCGTATCTGAGATCCATAGATCGGTTGAAGGGTGTTTCAAGAGTAGTCCTGTTGCACATGGCGGAGAAGGCTTCGAGAAGCTGGAAGAGATGTTCGGTGGTGTGAAGGGATCTCTCCTGGAAGGACTCAAGACTGCAGTCAACTCAATGTCCGGAGCAACGCTGAAATGCGCTGTGATGGTATTGGGTGCTCTCTTGGGTCTTATCCATGGAAAACTCCCTACACCCTCCGTTCTGATCAGGTCGTTTTCAGACTTTGGGCGCGCTTCTCTGGGCTTCACGAAACTCGAGACTACTATGGAGTGGTTTACGAATTTCGTTGGAGACCAGATGGAGCTCGCCTCAAGTGGGAAAACGATGGAGCAGGTGGCGACTGAGAAGCTGTACCCGAAGCTTGCATCAGTACTTGCATCAATAAAGGTGCTGGAGAGTGCTCATTTCCAACCTCACGTTCTCAAACGTTCATCTGAAGCTTGTAATTTAATATTGCAGGTTGCAGCTGACGCTGATGAGATCGAGGGGGTGGCAATAGAGAACTCCAACATCAAATTGATCAACTTGATGCGAACGAAGAAGATCTTGCTAGCAAAAATGCGAAAGGATGCCCAACTTGCTCTCTCGGCAATCCCTGAAGAGAGAGAAGAACCATACACCGTTTACCTCTATGGTGTTTCAGGACAAGGCAAATCCGGACTGCAAAGACTGCTACGTGGTTTTCTTTACCGCGAGTACATCAAGAGCGATCCCAAGAAGGCACTGGAGTACACTCGGAGAACATGCTTTCATGCCAGAAAGGTCAACAACGATTTTTGGGAAGGCTACAGGGGACAACCAATTGTAGAATATGATGATATATTCCAAGCAAAAGATACCCTAGCCAAACCAAATATGGAAATTCAAGAAGTGATTAGTGCGGTTAACCTCGCACCATTCCCCTTGCATATGGCCGTTATGGAAATGAAAGCAAACACGTTCTTCGTTTCGGACTTCATTGTCGCTACCTCCAACGTGCAGACACCACAACCCGTGTCCATCACACAGCCCTCAGCCCTGCACCGTCGTTTCCATATGACGGTTCAGGTGAACGCAAAAGACGAGTTCTTGAAAACTCTGAAAGGAAGGAAAGGAAGCTCGGATTACGAAAGCGTCGTTGATCCAGACAAGGTTCGAGCTTATCAAGACAAAGTTGGAAAGCCCCATCGCAGTTTCGAACCGGACGTCTACGAGGTGTTAGAATATAACATGTCAACTGGCGCTCCGGTGGGAACTGCGATAGATCTTTCTGCTTTCCTGCTCAGGGTGAAGGACAGAATCGATGCGAAGCGCAGGTTCAATGCCGACTTTGAGAAGGACATCCTCGAATTCCTCGATTTGAAAGAGGAGGACGAGGCTGAGCCCGAAATAGTCGGTGAACTGCGCGCTGCTGCAGAGATTTGGCAGGATGCTACTGAGGCTGTAGCTCACGGTGGACCCGAAGAACTCAGGAAGGCACCTAAACCATGTGCATTTGATGGTCAAACTTGTGCATATGGTGACAGGTGTGTTGCTGAGAGATTTGTGTCCACGGAAGACCTGAAGGAGACTGACGAGTTCGGAGTACCTACCGGAAATCACACTATGTGCTCTCTCTACCATGCTGAGTTTGAGAGTTGTAGTGCGAAATTCGATAAGTACTTTGGGTACGTCAAGGAGTGTGCGGAGGCGGTTCGTGGCAAGTTCTCTGATGCATGGCACGCCATGAAGGAGATATTTGTCAAGAACCGTTTGCTCGTAGGCATAGCCATCACCGCGCTCACCACCACTTTAGGACTCAGCAGTCTCTATTTTAGACTTCTGCGATCTGATTGTCCGTTGAAGAACTCCACTAGTGTTGACGAACTGGAGGGATTCTACGGGTGCGAAGAGATGCAGAGGGATAATTGTGACTACTGTCGTATCCTAGATGTGACGAAGTGGGTGGAAACCGAGGGAGGTCTGCGTTCGCGCCACCAGCCTGGGACTTATTCCCATGCGCGTGGCTTGACGCAGGTCTGCCTCGATAACTACTTCATTTTCGACGAAGAGGACATCACCCGCCTGACTAAGCTGAACAAGGAAGCTCACAAAAGAGAAATAACCAATGCTGGTTACTTTGCTGCTAGGCAGGTGTGGTGGGTAGAGGACTCGCTCCTCTACGGTGTTGCTAAAGGACTCATTACCAATGAAGAGATGGAGAAAGCAATGAGAACCATTGAAACTCATCGTCTCATCTTGAGTAATTCAGCAACCGCTCATTCCCGGAATGAAGGCAGTAAACCACCTGCCAAGAATGTGATCGCCCACTCCAACGTGACCAGGACGAAGGCAGCTGCAAAACCCGCAGTTGCCCACGGCCCACCCTACAAGTTTCTAGAGAGAAGTGATGATACCGTCGCGAAAGAACAGGTTCGAAGAGTACAAGGAAACAACCAAGTCCAATTGTGCTTTCAGAAGAGCCGAGATGGAAAGACCTATTACACGTATGGAGCAGGAACCTTCGTGCAAGGAAAAGTTCTCATGTGTACTTACCATCAAACTCTGGACGTCGAATCGATTCATGTGCGTGGTGCCAGTGGGTTGGAATGGAGTAAGTACGAGATGAAAGACCTCAAAATCACTCGTCTCGAAACTCTTGACCGCCCCACTGACATTTGTCTCATCACTTTCGTTAGAGAAGCAACTCGACCATCGATTGTGAAGTACTTCATTGATAAGCAAAACGCTGCGGTTCTGAACCGTGTAGATTGCATACTCTTTGGAGTTCGACACCTGAATGACGATGACCGACCTACCTACTTTAGCGACTGCACATCTATGTGTAAACTTGAAGGACAGACCGTCGAGTACAAGGATTCCCGTCAGGAAACCTTTGTACTGCCTACTAGTTTTGGATACAACTTGGTTACCAAGCCTGGTGACTGCGGTGCGTTGTTGGCTGTGCGATCAAACACAACTAATAACAAACTTGCAGGCATGCATGTCTGTGGTACAAGTACGACTGGCTATTCCAACATTATCACGAAGGAATTGCTTATGCACGGACTGGAAAAGCACAATGCCAAACAGCGACATTCAGTTGATGGTGCGTGTCCAGTGGCTCACAATGGTGTGGAATTTTTCCGTACCATGGAACCAATGGACATACCTCGACTGGGTGACGCTGTTGTCTTGGGAGAAGTTCAAGAACCCAGGAGGGCAGTCAAGACAGAGTTAAAACCCTCACTCATCCACGGAGAAGTCACAGCATCGATCACGAAACCCGCCCACTTGAGTACCTTCACTCTTAACGGAGAGCAAGTTGATCCGATGGAAAAAGGCTTCAAGAAAGTTCTCTCTGTGCAGAAACCAATGAAAGTGTCCGAGTCGTCGATTAAGCGTGCTGTCCAGGATGTGAAGAATGTACATTCTGTCATCCCGGATGGTGCGATTACTCGACTTCTCACACTTGAGGAATCTGTGTGGGGAAATGAAGAAGCTGGTATCAACGAACTCAACCGTAAGACGTCACCAGGTTATCCATATGTTCTTTGGAACAAAGAACCTGGTAAGAAGACATGGTTGGGTAGTGGGGACGATAAGTTCATATCTGCCGAACTCCAACGCGATGTCGAAGAACTTGAGAGCCATATCAAGGAGGGCCGTCGCGGAAACGCCGCGTATGTAGCAACCCTCAAAGATGAGAGAAGACCCATAGAGAAGGTAGACGCTGGGAAAACACGCGTCTTCGCCGCTGCACCGATGAACCTCTCCATTCTGGTTAGGAAGTATTTTGGTGCCTTTGTGGGAGCTCTCACTCTCAATAAGATCGACAACGAAGTTGGAGTGGGTACGAATGTGTACAGTCCTGATTGGAACAAGACCGGCGAGTACTTAAGATCGAAAGGTAATAAAGTGATCGCTGGAGATTTCTCCAATTTTGACGGCAGTCTACGTCAAGATCTCCTCTGGGAAGTCTTCGATGTCATGAACGACTGGTACGCAGATGAACACACGACCGAGCGAACAGTGCTTTTTGACATGATTTGCAATGCAGACATCGTGTACAAGGGCATGCTCGTAAGGCTCACCCACTCTCAACCATCCGGTAATCCCCTCACAGTGATTATCAACTCTATCTTCAACCAGATCGTGATGCGCATTGCGTACTATGAACTGGTGGAGGAGAGAGGTGGTTTTCGCTCACAGGTGTCTCTTCAATGTTATGGTGATGACAATGTTCTTAACATTTCGGATGAAGTGATTGATCAATACAATCAATTAACTATCACCGAAGTGCTAAAGAACATCGGACTCACCTATACGGACGAAGGGAAAACTGGCGAGATGGTGAAATACCGGACACTCAGTGACGTTCGTTACCTCAAGCGCAACTTTCACCTGACCCCAGCTGGCTTATATGAGGGACAACTTCCAATGGAAGTCGTTCTTGATATGACCAACTGGGTGAGGGGGACTGATGTGCATGCGGCAACTCGTGAGAATCTTGAGTCGGCCTACAGCGAACTATGCCTATTCTCTGAGAAAGAGTACAGAGCGGTTTCACATCGCATCCAACGTGCGGCAAGTTTTGCTGGAGTCTACACTCAAGTGCCTGAGTACCACGAACATCGACG